CATCGACAGATACTACAGGAAACTGATCCAAATATGTAGACAAGATAGATGGAGGTTCCGGGGATGTTGCTGATCCATTACCAACGTCATCACCAAGAACGATTGTTGATATGACATAGTTGGATGAGATGTTTCCACCCTTCTCTGATATGTTCTTCATGATGTTATCCAGCCCTTCGGCTGTTATCGTGTTCTTCTCTTCATATCTCCCGGCAACCTGATCACTCAGCTTGTCGATTTCTTCTATCTTGATTATCCCGATCGGGAGCATTGTATCTTCTATGTTCATTCTTTGATCACCAGTGTGTTATTTATGTCGTCTCTGTTATGTGAAAGATGGAGATAGAGGAAAGTCGATAGACACGGAAGATTGATCCAACCATGTAACATCGAACGAGACGACAGCGGAGCTATTTACTGTCCTGACTCTTATCTCATAAACATCAGTCGTCATGAAGCTGGTGGTTCCAGCAGAGAATGAGGCATGTTTTGTCCAATTCGATGTTCTCCATCTCTTGTATTCAACATCGAACGCACTATCTGATGTGATGGTGACATTCGATGGTGTCCTTAGCTGCACTACATCATTGGATACAAACCCACTACCATCAGCAACAAGCGAAGCATTTTGTATCGTGTACTGATACTCCTCTGTTGATTGCTTGGCTGACGAATCAGTGGGATCAATCGCCATAATGGAATCAAAGTGTTGATATGATGGAGCATCAGAGAAGTAGTATTGGTTTCCTGTTGTATATGGGTCTGTATCGAACTCTATCACATGAGTATCTCCATCACCCACCCCAATTTCATCTGACAGATCTAGAGGGTTAACGAAGTCCATATATGCAACATTCAATGGTCTGAAGAGGTCATACAGAAGATAGTCAATCAGATACTGAGCAGTTTTGAATTTCTCCTTAACAGAGAATGTCTGTCCTCCTACATCGATGAATTGGTCATAGTTGTCTGATAGGATAGACACACTCATATAAGGAGTCTTCATTACAATATACTCCCTGCGAATGTGCTCCGTGGGATACGACTCTCCCAGAATTCTAAGGTCGAATAGGTTATCAACTTGAGAGAACATTGTCCTTCCTTGGAAGTACACACCATTATCTCTGTATATCTCTTTTCCTATAACAAAGTTGTTCTTATTGACTCGATCCACGTCGAAATATTTGGCAAAACCTGCTTCTGTGCTAAATGGATCTGTTTGGGATGTAGCACCTTTTGGGAGAAGGGTATTCTCTCCGATCAATAGACTTCCATCTATAATTCTGTCAGCATCCTTTGCATACGACTGATACTGTATCCCTATGCGGTATGTCTGCCCGATTAAAGGTAAGAAGACACTATACTGACTAAGTTCCGATACAAGACCTTCTCTGCTATAGAATTGAGGATACACCTCCTCTACTTTCTGTTGATATCTCTCTGGGAATATGAGCCAGAGATCTTCTATCTCAAAGTCCCATGAAAGGATAGACATCGCCCACTTAATCGTCTTTCTCGCTCCAAGCGATTTATAAATGGAGGACAGATCTCTTACAATGCCACGAAGGACGTTCTCATCAATCATCGATGGAATATCGAATGAAAATTGTCTAGAAATGAGAGCTAGTCTCTTCTCTGGTGAGTTCTTATAGTCCTTATAGTAATCCATGGCAATGATAGAATCTCTAAGATCATCAAATATCTCACCACAGACTTCTAGATACTCCGCGAGATTACTATCATCGTGGTAGTATTCTGGAGACCTATCTATCAGATTATCCTTGTAGCTCATATCAAGTCCCATATTATAAGAACTCTATTCTAGAGTTCGGATACTCATTGCTTTCCTCAATAAAGTCACTAAGCAATACAACTCCGGCTTCGCCGGGATATACGTTTTTAACTGACGACTGGTTGAACCTGAGTCTGAGAGTCCCAGAGGGAAGGGTAGGTGATATCAACCTACCATTTACATAATCAATACCGAAAGACGATGACTGACCTGCCATCCCCACCATGTTACCTTGTCCGTCGTCTTCGTATACCACAGTATCACTATCATCTAAAATGTATACACTTCCGGGGATAAATGTATACGGATCGTTCTCCGATTTAGCTATTGAGATATCGATGATTTTGGATGACTTCGAAAACTGACTAACGTCGTCATTGCCATAATCAATACTAAACACTCCATCGAAGTATCTACTCTTGATTCTAAGAGAATATGACCCATTGTAGTCCAGAGCAGAAGAGAGAACCAAATTGGAGTTCTGCAATAGAGTTGACATCTTATCAATGAGATCGTCTGTCGTGTCCCCAGACTCCACAGTAACAGAGAATGTCTGTTCTTCTATGTCCATGCTCCATACATCACCAACTGATGGAGTATAGGAGTCTAGGTTGATGTACACATCATAGTACAGATTCGAGTCTTCGAGAACATGCTCCACTTCAATGTCCAAGTCAATGTAGTCTGTTGGATTGTATCTTGTGCCATCTACGGTGATACTCATGTTCTGTATGTCTCGAATTAGCTCTGATCTCTGGAACGGCTTACCGATCACCCCCCTCTGTATAGAGAAGTAGTCTCTCATAAGAGACACCAACTCTGAATACATTGAAGCGTTAGATACTGGAACTTCGTCCACTTTCTTATACCGTATATTGACAACACAGTAGAAGTATTTTGCTTCTCTGAAGGCAATGTGGGTTGTTACTATCTTGAAGTTCTCCATATACTCAGAGATATCTTGTATTTGTTGTGGGGTGAGCGGAAGAGTGTCATCGGTGATGTAGGTCATGATGACATTGTTCATGTTAAACACCAGCGAGTCTGACTCCTGCTCACCAAATGCCAAAGTGTCCACGATAGCACCAATACCAGAACGCAGCACCCAAAACTCATGATCATATGCTGTTATTGCTCGGTTGTTCGTCCTAACAGAGTCTGGAGCGTTCCTAGCGATTTCTCTTACCGACTCACTATCACTCCCCCCTCTAATAGGAGTGACGTTGAGTAAGGTGTAAGAGTATGAGTTCTTTGGTGTAATGTTGAGGTCATCTTCAACAATATAACCGTCAAATTCAAAGGACAACCCCGTCTTAACAACATTGACCTCCACACCAGAAGATCGAATGAATCGAATAGATATCATACCTGTCGGAATCTTACCAAACTTCCCATCACCAAACACGATACGCATTCCGTCTTTACTAAACCGAATGTCATATACTTTGTCTGTTGGAGAAGCGAGACTTAGAGAGGTGATGTTTTTTCTAAGATTCTCGGAACTGTTGATATCAGTATATATGCCGTCCGCTGCCTCAACTTCAATAGAGAACTCCTCGATGTTATTATAATCCGTAATAGTAACATCTCTGGTTGCCTGAAACTCTGGATCGGAAGTGTTAATCTGAAGACTCTCTACTGTTCCTTCTTTGATTAAAATCTCAGTAGTAGAGCTACCTGCTGGGATTGAAGAGTCTTCTATTGTTGAGAAGGTCTCTTCAGCGAATGTAATTTTAGTTCCTTTTGGGATCAGGATGTCCCCTTCGGCCTGCACTGGATTATTATCGGAATCGACCAAAGACAGAAGAAGGCTACCATTAGCACTAACAGCTCTCCTTGGTCGATACCCAAGCTCACTTGCATGAGTGATGACAGACGTATCCAGCTTAGCCGTTTCAATGAATGTTTCTTGAGTTCTTCTATCCAGCATGTAGAACAGATGATCGTTAACATCAGCAAGGAGCTGAATAAGCATCTGACCCGTAGAAGAATCATACCCATCCCCGAGACCCGGCTTGTCTTTGTATAGTTCTGTGATTCTCTTTACTAAAGAATCGTAATCGTAGTTAGTGTAATCTATCATATGTTAATCCGTTAAAAATCAGTCCGCAAAGGAACGAAGTCTTGTATCGAGTTGAACAGGACGATTGATGTTCTTAATCCTCAGACTCATTCTCACATCATAGCTATTGGAATCTTCATCTGCTATCACCCGCACCCTCATGTTATCCACACGAGGTTCATAGATGCGAATCATGTCCATTATTTCTGATCTGATATCCCCAGCCGTCTCTTGGCTGATAGGCTCAAATAAGTGAGCAACCAATGAAGACCCAATAGGATTTCTGACTCTTTCATTACTTACTGTTGCCATGATGTTTTTAATTGATTGAATGATAACATCTTCGTCATACAGAATGGTTACATTACCACTCATGTCATCACTAAGACTCTTATGAACATCCGAATAGGTATATTTCCGCATCTCGATAGTCCTTCTGGTTTCATAGACTATTTAGACTGACATCTGGCGGACTCTATCATCCTCCTGCGAATACATCAGATGAGCCTTGAGCCGATGCACCCCCGCAAGATATTGCATCACCAATACGATGTACTGGTTGTCCATTGACATACACAGCACCAGATCCAGACGATGCTGCTCTTCCATGGGGAGGAGACGGCGTAGGAGAGCCGTGAGGAGCATATGAGTCACCTACCCTCACTACCCCTTGCCCATTGACGAAAACGTCTCCAGAGGCAGATGTGGTGGCTGTGGGAGGGAATGAACTGTGCCCAGTGGACACGTCCCCTAGTCGTGTAATTGCTGGCATAGATTATCTCCGTTTGTCTACTTCTAACTTCAGTCTATCTGCATTGGCTGTATATGTATGGATCACTTCAATCGAATATGTCTTGGTCTCTGCATCCTCTCCACCAACACTGGCTGTTACATCAAAGGAGGTGACATATGGAGAAGACGCCTTTGTCACCAGTTTAACTACCTCATGTGCTTCTTCTGGAAGATCCTGCCATGTGGAGACAACAGCCTTACTATCCTTGTATGGGGTGAGCAAGTATGTGATCTCTACAGGGAATAGCCCAGCGGCTTCCGGGCCTGTTGCACTCACCGTCCATGTATTACCAGATGAAGAGAACGTTAGAACATCATCCAGTCCACTCACCTCAAACGTATCAGGATCAGGAGGAGGGGTCTCCATACCTGTCACCGGATCAACTGTTGCATTCGCTGGGTCTCCTATAACAGAGACAGATCCAGAGAATCCATTTCCATCATCTCGATATGAAAGGAGAACACCAGCATCTGGAGTCCATATATAAGCCATATGATGATCCTATTAGTTGAGGTCGATGCGTGCGCCGGTCACTTTCACATCCCCACCAGCGGCGATTGTGACATTGCCCGAGACATTCTCTGTTAGATTTCCTGAGATGTTATGTGTTACATCTCCCACTCCAGTAAGAGTAATGTTCCCTCCAGAGTCGATATGAATGTCAGTTCCAGATGAATGATGAATACGGATTCTATTCCCTTCATCATCCACTTCGATGATGTGCCCAGCCTTCGTATGTAGCACTTTATTGTGCGGCCCAGCACTGCGCTCAGGTGGGCCGTGAGGGCGTGCAGGAGCGCCTGCGAAGTAGACTGGCAGCATATGGTTACCCTCTTCGAAGAAAACCCACACATCGCTTCCTACGTCAGGTACGACGAATCCACCAATACCAGCCTGTCCTCCCATAAAAGGATCAGAGAAGATTGCCCATGGAAGAGAGCTATCAGGCACCCCATCATACACACCATACACACGCACGCGCACACGACCGGCTCCATATGGATCAGCCGTGCTCACCACTCTGCCTCTGAAGTTGCCATGAAACTTCTCTTGACATGCCATTGAATCGTTCTTGGGATTAAACATCACTTCTTCCCTTGTTTGTAGTTTCTAGCCTCTCCATCATTGACGCCTTGGCGAATGAGAGTAAGCTCAGTGTTCATTGTCTGTCTTCCTCTATCATCAGAGAAGATAAGTTTCGTCTCAGCAACAACATACTTACCCGAATACCCCTCACTATACTGGACAGACATATCAGTGGATGGAGTTCCCTTGAGAGTGATATTCACAGTCTGACCGACACGAATACCGATACCAGTGGAGATTCTCGTGACAGCCTTTAGTGTTTCGAATGAATCACCAATCCTACTCACTCTGTTTGTGGATAGAGATTTCCCATGTGGGTCTCTTCCATAATTGATGGTGAGATGGGGCTTGAGAGAAGGATCGATCAATGTCCAGTCTGATAGAGATGGGGACGTGGCATCATCGTATGTGATTGTCTGTGATGAATAGGTTCCTGTTTCATAGTCATAGAAATTGGTGATTACACCACTGGCTCCTTCCTTTGATAGAGAATGAGATCTTTCTCTTGAGTTGAATACGAGGGGCTCCTCTTCTCTCTCGTCAAAGATGTCATTCATGTTCTCATGAA